AAGGCACACAAAACCCATATGACATTATAGACCAACAAACAAGGTTTTGGAAAACTGTAGGTGGAGAAGTTCCAAGAATTCATAGTGGACTTCCTAAACTTGCAACAAACGCTATTGTAACATTGTTGACATATGCACCATATAATGTTGTTATCAATCCTAATGAAGAAGGAAAAGGAAACAAAGAACAATGAGATAGACTTGATAAGATACTAAAAGACAATAACTTTAATAAGTTACAAAAGAAAGGTTTTGCCACTAACTCATGGGCTGGACATTTTTCATGGAAAATATCACATGACAAAACAATTACTAAATATCCAATTTTAGAAGTTGTTACACCAAAAGCATATGATGTATGTGCTAAACGAGGAAGAATTAAAACATACACGTTTAGAACAATAGAAAAGCAAAACGACAAAGAGTTAGTAGAAGTAAGGGAAAAATGGTCGTTAGAAAATAATAAAGTTAATGTTGAATATAAAGCGTATTTAGTAACAAAAGAAGGCAAAGAAGAAGAAGTTACGTTGCCTGATAAATACAAAGATTTAGCAACAACATATGATATAGACTTTATACCTGCTTTACTTGTAAATAATACTGCTTATAATTCACGTTTTCCTAATTCAATCTATGGAGAAAGTGATTATACAGGAAATCAAGGTTTATTCCACATGTTAGATGATTTGTTATCACAGGCTGAAATGGAAGTGTCAAACGCAAGAGCATTGATGTTTGTTAATGATAAGTTATTTGAAAAAGATGATAAGAATACAAATCGTGGTTTTGATAGAAATAAAATACTTCAATCGGTTGCATCTTCTGAAATTGAGTTAAACGATTTTGATGTTAAAAAGTTGGTTGCATTATTACAAGCAGAAATACGAGTTGAAAAATACGAAAAACTAATAAGCGATACGTATGCAAGAATACTTGTTAATATGAGATTAAGCCCATCAACATTAGGGCTTCCTAATTTTGAAAGTATCAACGCAAGTGATAAGACACAACGTGAGCGTGAAAAATCAACATTAAGAAGAAGAAAAGAAACGTTAGATGATATGAGTGAATATCACGCTAAATTGTTTGAAATGTTATTGAAGTATGATGATTGGTTAAATAACAAATCAATAGGCGAATATGATATAACAGTAACATTTGATGATTATGCAGTCCCTACACTTGATGAACAAATTGACACAATCGTTAAAGGTATTCAAGGAAGAGCAATGGATATTAGAACAGGTGTGAAGAAATTATACCCTGATTTAACTGATGATGAAATAACATCTATGGTTCAAGCAATTAAATTAGAAACAGGCACATCATTATTGGAAGTTGATGTAAATGAAGAAATTAGTTGATAGTCATAGAGAATATAGGAGATTTAGACACACAGCAACTGAAAACTTGTTTCTTAATCAAAATGGATTTATATCAGTTTTAAGTTCTAATGTATCTGCAGTTGCAAGAGTAGCAGAAGATTTAATTATACGTTTTCATAATGGCTCAATATATCAATATTTTGGGCAAGGAGAAAGATTTGATGATATATTAAAATCTAATTCAAAAGGTAAATGGGTTTGGCGAAACTTAAGAAGAAAAGCAGTAAGATACGCTAAAATAGGCACATTGCCGTTACCTGATGATTTAGGTGTATCAGATGAAGATATATTCAACGAATTAGAAGAACGTTATATAAAGGATTTAAACAAGGTATTACAAAGAGATGTTGGCATTAAAGTTATACAATCTCAATTAGGAACATTGAAAGAAATCACAATAGGTGGAGTAGTAATATACCAGCCTATGTAGATAAGTCATACAGACTATAAAAGGAGAGAATTATGGAAGAAAACCAAAAAACAGTAGATACTGTTGAAACTACTGAACCACAAAAGGTTGAAACAACACAGGAAGAAAAGAGACTTACCCAAGAAGAAGTTGATAAAATCGTTACAAGCAGATTAGCAAGAGAACGTGAAACTATCGCTAAAACGTTAGGATTAGAAAGTTTTGACAAAGAAGCGGTTAAAACGTATGCTGAACAATTTAACGAGTTAATAACTAAATCTGGGGCATTAAATGAGCAATTAGAAAGCACAAAGAAAGAATATGAAAGCAAGTTGACAAATGCTCAAAATGAATTGTTAATGTATAAGTATCAAATCAAAGAAGATAAATTTGATGATGCAATCACATTAGCACAAAAACGCTCACAATCAAGCGAGATAAGCATTGAAGAAGCGTTGGGACAAGTTGTAAGTGAGTTCCCTAATTTAAAAGGTGCAAGTCTAAAAGGTGGTATAGAAGCAGGAAATGCAAGCACACCACCGGAAAATAGATATGTTACTGAAACCTTACAAAAAAAATACCCATTTTTAAAAAAATAATAAGGAGAAATAAAAAACATGGCTACATTAAACACAGAATGGAAAGCAGATGATATAGCATTAAACTATATTTATCCAACGTTAGATAACGTATCTGCACTTATTAAAGGGGTTACAATTAACCCAGATGTATCAGTTGCAGTAGGTGGAGCAAGTGCTTACTACTACAAAGACAATGCACCATCTGTTACTGATGGAGATGCAGGAAGACAATTAGTAACAAATAAAGCAGGAAACACAAGAACTGATATTTTATTAAATCAATCTTTCCAAATTGATGAGTTAATTCCAAAAGCAGCATCACACGCATTATCAGTAGATGTTGTAGGCGATTATATGGTTAAAGCAGCAGCAAGCGTTGCTAATGCATGGAGTAGAAAAGGTATTGTTAAGATGATTGATGAAGGAACTGCTGACACAGGAACAGCATCAACTGCATCAACTATTTATTCAAATATTATTGACACTATTGCAGCATTTGATAATGCAAACCCTACACGTTCACTTGGTGCAAACTATGTGATGGTAACACCAAACACATTAGCGTTAATTCGTAAGAGTGATGAATTTGTTGGTAATACAGCAACAGGTAAAGTTTTAATGGATGGTTTAGTTGGTTCTATCGGTGGTTTAAGTGTTGTTTTATCTAAACAATTAGGAACTATCACAGCAACTGATTTAACTAATTATTCAGCAGTTTCTGGTATTGAATTTGTTGTAGGTTCATATGATGCATTCGTAGCACCAACAGCATTTGAAGATTTCAGAGTAATTGAAAGTGAATTATATTTTGGTGTTAAAATTCAAGCAGAGTTAACATATGGTTTTGATGTCGCTGATGCTAACAGAATTCATTGGAGAGCAGCATCTGCAACAGAAGCATAATAAATGAAGTTTAAACACGTAACAGGCAAAGTTGTAGAAGTAGATGAAAATATCGCAGCATATAAAATCTATGAAAAATCTCCATCATGGAAAAAATACGAGCCTGTTGAAAGAAAAGTTAATTCAATATATAGTAGCATGACAAAACGTGAACTTTTAGAAGTTGCCGAAAGACTTAAGGTTAAAGTTTATTCTAAATGGACAAAGGCTGAAATGATAGAAGCAATAGAAAAAGAAAGCAATAATGCTATAAAATTAAATATTGAGTTTACAGACAATTTAATGAGATGATGGGGTGTTAATTTACACCCCTTTATCAAAAAAAGGAGTAATCATGACATACGATTTTGAACCAAATAAATCAATATATGATATAGATGTGCATCTTCCAATTATAACAGAAGAATATTTTAAAAAACTATCTGGCATGGATATAAATTTTTTATTATCAAATAGTCCTTTTCAAGTTAACGATAGATTAAGAAAACTATCTATTGATGCGAAGGTTTTTTTGTATAAGTTAAAAATAGATGATACAAAAGAAATGTTTACATATAAGTTTGCATTTGATAAAACATGGCGAGATGCTTTTTTAGAATATGTAGCATTTTATATTGAACAAGATTTAACAAACGATGAAATAGACAAAGAAAAATTAAAGGACTATATATACGGCAGTAGATTGTCAAGATATAATTTTCCTACATATGACATCATAGAAATGAGAAATTCGGATTTGGAGTGGTAATATGTATGTAAATAAAGCCATATGGTATGAAGCTAAATATTATGAAAATAGAGATAATGTACCTGATACTGAAATACCTGATACAGAAGGTTATTCTCCTTTCTTGTATAATGAAATACAAAAGAAGAAGATTAATA